TTACTTTTAGATACAACGGAAGCAAGTGGCTTGAAGTTGGAAGAAACCTTAATTTAACATTATCATAGGAGTAATATGTTTGCATTAGTAGAAGATGGTAAAATAACACAAATGCCAAAAGGCAATATAGGTATTCAAATTGGTGATGTAAAATACCCTTCACAAATTTATACTTTATGGAGTGAAGCAGAAAGAAATGCCATTGGTATTTATACAGTAGAAATAGATGAAACAAATAGAAAAGATGAAGAGTGGTATACTAATACTAATATTACTTATGCATTTTCTGGTGGTAAAGTAAAAGGAACTTATGGAACTGCTACAGCAAAAAAAATAGCAGACACTTTATGGACAGAACAAGATAAAACAGATGGTAAAATACCAAGTGATAAAGATGTAGGCGATGTAGCTACAAGAGGATTAAAGTTTATTAAAAAAGAAATAATTAATAATCAATGTGAAGGAATACTTAAACATAGTGATTGGAGAGTAGTAAAAGCGACTGAAACGGGAGGTACAATGGATAGTGGTTGGAAGACTTATAGAGCAAGTGTAAGAACTAAATGTAACTCTATGCAAACACAAATAGATAATGCTAGTGATGTTGATGCGTTAGCTGCTTTGTTTGAAAGAAATGAAAGCGGAGTTAGACCATTAGGTGATTTTCCAAAAAAGGGATAGTTAAATGGCTTTTTTAATAGGTGGAGCAAATTCAGCTACAGGTGATTTTATAAATAATTCACTTAGGTTTAATGATGGAGATACTGCTAGTTTATCAAGAAGTTTTGGTTCATCAGGTAATAATAAAACATTTACTTTTAGTTGTTGGATAAAATTTTCTGATAGAAAAACAGGCTCAAGTGCTTCTGATTGTTGTCATGGTATATTTGCTAGTGAAGAAGATACTGGTTATCAATTTTTTATTACTACTGATGAAAATCAAATTTTAAGAATAGCAGATTATCAAAGTGAATATAAATTACATTTACAAACTAATAGAAGATTTACAGATTGTACTGCTTGGTATCATTTAGTAGTAATTTTCGATACAACTCAAGGCACTGCGGCTGACAGATGTAAAGTGTATATTAATGGCCAAAAACAAACAAGTTTTTCAACAGCAGTTTATCCAGACCAAAATCAAGATTTATATGGTAACGAAAATAACACACATTACATAGGTCGTAGAGGTGGTTCTAATACAATGCATTTTGATGGCTATATTGCAGAAGTTCATTTTGTAGATGGAACAGCAGTTGCCGCTACTAGTTTTGGAGAAGTTGATGATAATGGAGTTTGGGTTCCCATAGAATACACAGGTTCTTATGGAACTAATGGTTTTTATTTACAATTTAAACAAACAGGAACAAGTGCTAATGCAAGTGGCATAGGTGCAGACACATCTGGTAATGATTTACATTTTACCTGTACTAATCTAGCTGCAACAGATATTACAACAGATACACCACAAAATAATTTTGCTACTTACAATCCTTTAACTTTAAGAAATAATCCGGGTGCCTACTATATAACTTTTTCTGAAGGAAATTTAAAAATTGCAGGAAATAGTGCCACAAATAATGGAAATGGTCATTCAACAATGGGATTTAATCGTGGTAAATGGTATTCCGAAGTAAAAATTATTGATGTGCAGGGTGCAGTTTACCCTACTCCGGGAGTTATACCTCAAAATTTAATTGAGAATGGTACTGGTAATTCTGGGCAAATAGGTTATGTAGCAACAGATACAGTTGGTTATAGTTCAAATGGAAATAAAATTATTAATGATAGTGGCTCATCTTATGGAGATACATACACAGATAATGATATAATAGGTATTGCAATAGATTGTGATAATGGAGCAGTTTATTTTTCTAAAAATGGAACTTTTCAAAATAGTGGTGACCCAACATCGGGTTCAAGTAAAACAAATGCCGCT